CTCCTGCGGTTCAAACGATTCAAGTAACTGAACCAGAACCTGATTCATCTTTTCTAATGACATGGCGTCTGCGGTTTCATTACCTTTTAGGAATAGGTATACTCTACGAATTTCTGATTCGATACCAGCATATCTAATACCAGGGAATGTATCCGGTTTGATATAGTCTTTAGGAAAGGATTTGATATAGAATTGATATTGAGGATCAAAGGTATATTTCAGAACCCACAAAAAGTGTTGCGATGCGTTTTCTGCTAATACTCTTTGACGGTCAGCTTTAGTAGTAGCTGCCTCAAACTCTTCTAAAATTTCGTATATATTTTTAATCATTAAAAGTCCTCAATGCAATCAATTAGAGCCATAAGTTTATTTTCTAGGAAATACTTATATAGTTTTTGTCGATTAGACGGTTTTACATTTTCATATTCATCTACAATATTTTGTTTAATATTCTCAGGGATATTATCAAAATTAATCAACATATCATTTCTAATGTAATTACGATATACTTCTTCTGTAAAACAAACCTTTGGGTCTTGTTCCAACCAGCCTTCCAGCTTTTTAGTTGAAACTGGAGATTGTCTTTTCTTCATTACAAACACATCATCAGAAGAAAAGACGTTAGGGATACCGTCACCCGAATCTCCTCTAATAACTTTTTCTTTTAGATCTTTTAGAGGATTAGGTGACTTCACATAAATTCCAAGCATAGGATTATATTGCTTGACGTTATTATATTGTTGAAGTTGTTTAAAGTCAGCATCGGAAGATAGAATAAGAACCTTTTCAGATGAACTTAGTCTAGGAGCCAGAGTACCGATAATATCATCTGCTTCAGCCCTATCTACTTCAATAACCTTATAGGGAAAATTTTCTTTAAGATCTTCTTTTAGTTTATTAAGAACCTTGAAAATCAAATTCCAATCTAGAGTAGATTTTTCTCTAGATTCTTTTCGATGAGCTTTATAGTGCGGGAACATTTCTTTGCGCCAGTAGTGACGGCTATCACAACATAAAACAATTTCCCCGTATTCTTTAAACTTCTTAATGTGTGAACGGAGAGCATTTAGAACAACATGCCGGATTAAATCTTCTTCCAACTTTTCTTTACCAGAAACAGTAGAAAGCAAACCAGAGATTAAGACCTGATTCAAGTCAACTAAAATAGCCATTATAATTCCTAAATAATATTTTTCAAATCTTCGTAATTAATTTGTACAGAATACCCTATGTTATTTTCTTGTATAAATTTAGCAAGAGGGTAGTCATTCCCGTCTAATATTTGATTAGCGTAAAATATTATAAACGGTTTCTTTGATAAAGTCAACAAGTCTTTAGCAACTAAAGATTTATTCATTCCTTTCTTAGTTATATCTATAGATATTTCTCCTCCAATGCAGACATCATAATCAGGAAATTCTTTTCTTAAGGTTTCTGTTATCTCTTTTCTTTCATTAAACATAGCATCAAACTTAGAATAATCTATCCTAAGTTCGTCCGTAGCATTCCTACCAACAATAGAGAAGTTTATCATACCTTTTCTATAATTGATATGTTTACCAGTCTTATGTGCGTATACTGATGTGTTTAGAAATAATTCTAATCTATCAATCAACCTAGGATCTTCTATTTCATATTCCACATCAAAGGAAATTCCGTCAATACCCCCGCATGTATATAATTTAACAATATCTAGAATCTTTTCTGGAATTTGTTCAATAATCATATTATAATCAGAACCAGAAACTAGTATTACCTTATGTTTTTTACAGAAAGAGTAAAACTTTTCTATAAAGTCTTCATCCATAGGTTTTCTAGGATGAGTAATAGTTCCGTCAACATCGAATACGTGATATGTAGTTACCATTTATAATGATCCGTAATATCAATTACTGTATACACAGAAAGCCCATCATATTGATAACTAGATATTTTAACAAAAGTAGACGGCCCTATTCCATTATCATTTTCTTGATATATTTCAAACGTAGGAGAAGTATTTTTATCCATAATTTTATATAGGTTTTGTATTTCTTTTCGACTTAATGTTATAGATTTATTCACTTTATTACCTTCAATAGAATAATTTCTTCATTCAATCTACCAGTTAGAGTTTGTTCTTTGGTTGATATCGTACTCATAATTTTCTTTAGATCACTTTTCTTACCTTTAGTAATAATAGGAAGAATTTCTAGAGGTTTTCTAAGAGTCTTTTGAATAGATGTTTTGCTATCAAACCCTTCAATAGTAGTTCCTTTTATAGAAAATCCAGAATCATCAATAGAGTTATAGACACCTAAAGTTTTATATTTAGAGTTAAAGACCCAAAGTTGTTTAGCAGCAATAATAGTTACAGGATCAACTGAAGCAACCTTAAACTCAGAATCTTCTTTCTTATATTTAACGCTAGATACTTTCTTTTCTAGAGGAACTGCTTTCTTTTTCTTCGTTTTTCTTACAGTCTTTGTATTGCTACCATAGTTATCGCAATCAGTAATAACTCCGGTTACAAAATTTAGATAAGCATTTAGTTCTTTCTTAGACCAATGAGAATAAGATTCAACTAGTTGGTCATCTTCTTTCTTTATAGCTCCTGTAATTTCTTTAATCAAAGGCATATAGTGTTCTTTGATATGAGAAATATAGAGGGGTTTAATATCATTCCCTTTAAGATAATCATAACACTTAAAGGTAGAAGTTCTTTCTTTGATATAAGAATCAATATGACCTTCTATTTCATTAATATAAACAGTCGCCTGATCGAAAACTCTATCTTGAATACTCTTTTCAGGTTTTGTTACTGTATTAGAAGCAGAAGATATATTAGAATCAGAAGGGATAAATGTGATAATCTGTTCGATCTTTTTATTGATCCAATCAACCTTATCAATTTTTGCTCCGCGTTGAATCATTCTACAAACAAAACCAAGGTTTGCGAATGTCCAATCCTGAGCGGATGATAATTTTTCTACAATATCTTTAGGATACTTATTCGTCTTAACAAAATCTAGAGTGAATTTTTTAGATTCTTTAGCGGAAAGTTGATTAGAATACCAATTCAGAGCACCAATAAGATGCATTTCTTTTTTAGGATCACCCCAAACAGGTTCATCGCCGATGAAATAACTTTCAACGTTTACTATTTTCTTCGCTGGCTTTTTCATACCGAATATTTTTTCAATTTTTCCATTAAACCATTTATAAACTTCTTGGAGTGAGTACCTTTAGTTTTCTTAAGTACAATTCCAAAAAAACCAGATTTTATAATGTTAGTAATATATACGTCAGGACCAGTTAATATCGCATCAAATAAATCAATATCAAAGACAAGCCCATCAGCGTTACATCTATATAACAAAATATGAAAATCAGTACCAATTGAATGTTCTACATATTTTGTTTTCTTGTTATAAACGAAACCTCTAATATCAAGGTTTCCATCGGCGTCTCCTGGAATGAAGCTCACTCCATCGACGTTATCATTAAAAATTTCTTCTACCACATTTTTTATCGTTTTCATATTATAGCATTTTTATTAGAGAAAGTCAAGTTTTCTTTACCAAATGCTTTCGTGTGACTTTTACAGAAATCCATTGATTATAATATTCGTCCGGCTTTAAGATAACATCAAATTCAAATTGATATTTTGCTTCCCAATACGAACATTCAGATTTTGATCCGCATAATTTAAGAATAGTTCGTTTGAAATGTTCATTACCATTAGTAGAAATTTCTTCGTTTAATTTATCATTAGAACCAAAGTAAGTTTGCCAATCAGATTCAGCTAAGTATCCTTTTTTCTTACCTTTAACAGTTTTATATTTTTTAAACCAAAACTGTTTTTTACCAATATACTTTTTATTATTAATAGTATCTTCTATGATATAAACGAACCCCCAGTTATCCAGGGGGTCTAAAAAAGGTTTATCTTGGTATATCCAAGACATTTTTACTTATTCGTCCCAACCTTCTTCTTGGAATAAATCAAACTCTTCTTGAATATCTTCTTCTATGGTTTCTATCTTTTCGCCGCAGAACGGACATATTAATTGATCATGTTCCAAAACTAAGTTCTCATTAAATGTTAGGGAAAATTCTGAGTCACAGTTATCGCATAATGTATTTACTATCTTGCTCATTTAAACAGGTTTCCTTTACTGGTTAAATGAAAGTATTTATAATTTCAATATTTTACATCATATCGTTCAATATCATCTTCTCCGAGATAATCTCCGACTTGAACTTCAACGATTTGTAATATATTATCCGTATTATTAATCAATTTATGCTTTGCTCCAAGCGGAACATAAATTGATTCGTTTCTTTCTACTGTTTCTTGATGATGAAACTTTTCAGTCTCAATCAAAACGTTAGCAGTACCCTCAACAACTACCCAATGTTCAGATCTATGTTTATGAGATTGTAAACTTAGTGCTTTTTTGGGCATTACTTCGATGACTTTTACCTTTTTATTAGAGTCTTGATAAACAACTTTATAGTTACCCCAAGGTCTTTCAGTCATCTCAAAATGCCAATCCCTGTATCTATTAAGAATCCATGAACTAGAGTTGGCTTTATCCCCACCTAAATTCCAAAAAAGAGCAATTCCATTATCTTCGCAGTATTTTTGCTCTTGCGAGGGGGTAGATTTATCATTTCTATCGCCTCCATTACCAAAAATAAATTGTATAGAAACATCAGATTCAGAATAAATTTCTCCGCATCCAAGTAAAGTTACATCTTTATAATTATTTTTATACTTTTCCACCACCATTTTGATGCCATTTACTGCTGAACCGAATTCATCATCCGGAAAAGCAATAACATCATCAACGCATCTAAAGGTTTTTATAATTTTAACTCTTTCTTCAAGAGGAAGAAAGTTAATTCCTTTCTTTTTCTTTAGCCATTCATCAGAATTTACGCAAACTACAACATAATCCGCTTCTTTCTTCGCGTTTTCAAACA